TAACAGTTCTGACGATCCTGCCACTGTGGCAGGTATGTTGAGTACCAGTCACTTGCTGGGCGCCGGCGGTGCACAAACGTGGAGAAGAACAGGAGCAGGTGCTGATGCCAATAACACATCGGGCACCAGTTATTTCAATATGGGACGATATGCTGTAAATGTGCTGGCTAAAACAGGTTAAATACTACTATGACTACATACTTTGGATTCAGTACTTACAATAGATTTCGCAAGTTTACCTTGACAGACTTTGACTTGGTTAGACAAGACCTATTCAATCACTTTTCTATACGCAAAGGCGAAAAACTCATGAACCCAAAATTTGGCACAATAATATGGGATCTACTGTTTGAGCCTTTGTCAGACAACATTAGAGACATTATCACAGATGACATCAAAACAATTGTTGAATACGATCCAAGAATTGCCGCTGACAATGTTGTTATCACAGAATACGATCGCGGAATTCAAATTGAATTAGAGTTGAGATATGTGCTAACAAATCAATCCAGTCTTATGGCACTAAAGTTTGAGAGAGATTCACGAACTTTAACACTTGGTGGTTAACATACTATATTATAATAAAATAAATACATAAACAGAGTCTTATAACATGGCCATTATTTCTCGTCAAACAGGTCTTCTGGCAGCAGAAAACTGGAAAAAAATATACCAAACCTTCCGTGAGGCAGACTTCACTACCTATGATTTCGAAACCTTGCGAAAGAGCATGATTGATTACATCAAGATATACTATCCAGAGGACTTCAACGATTTTACAGAAAGCAGTGAGTTTATTGCTCTAATAGACTTGATTGCTTTCTTGGGTCAAAGTTTAGCATTTAGAACAGACCTAAATGCCAGAGAAAATTTCTTGGACACAGCAGAACGCCGCGACAGTGTGCTTAAACTGGCCAAACTAATTAGCTACAATCCCAAACGTAGTATTCCTGCATCTGGTTATCTAAAAATAGACAGCATAACCACAACCGAAAATATCTATGACAGCGACGGATTCAACCTCAGCAACGTTATTGTCAATTGGAATGATCCTGCCAACGATACATGGTTAGAACAACTTACCACTATTTTAAATAGTGCATTGACCAGCAGTCAAGTTGTTGGCCGCCCTGGTAATTCACAAACCTTAAACGGTGTTGTGACCGATGAATACAGTTTAAACATTGTGGCCAGTGTTATTCCTGTGTTTAGATATGATTCGTCTGTGGGCGGCAAGCGGGAATCGTTTGAAGTGACCAGTGTCACCACTGCAGATCAATCGTATGTGTATGAATCTGCTCCAGACTTTGGCAAAGTTTTTAACATTTTATACAGAAACGACAACAACGGTAACTCCAGCAACAATACCGGTTACTTCTTTTACTTCAAACAAGGCGAACTGGGCAGTTTTGATTTCAATGTTCCTGAGTCTTTGCCCAATAAAGTAATCAACGTTGACATTAAGAATATCAACAACACAGACGTTTGGTTGTACAGTTTAAACAGCAATGGTACCACACAGAATCTCTGGACCAAAGTTCCGTCAACATCTGGCATCAATGTAATTTATAATGATATCAATGATCGCAATTTATATCAAGTTAATACTCGTTCTGCAGACCAAATCAGTTTGGTATTTGGTGATGGCTCATTTTCAAACACACCACAAGGTAATTTTAGACTGTATTACAGAACCAGTAACGGATTGAACTACAGGATCACACCTGACGAAATGCGTGGTATTTCTATATCTTTTAGCTACATTAGCCGTCAAAATCGCGAAGAAACTATCACTTTCCGTGCCAGTTTAAAGTACACAGTGGCCAATGCTGCCACCAGAGAAAGTACCAACGACATCAAGCAAAAGGCACCACAGCAGTACTATACTCAGAACCGAATGATCACCGGCGAGGACTACAATATCTTGCCTTATACTTCGTTCAGCGAAATTGTCAAAGCCAAAGCCATTAATAGAACCAGTTCTGGACTGAGCAGATACCTGGACATGCTGGACACAACTGGCAAATACAGTAGCACAAACATATTTGGTCAGGATGGTGTAATATACACTCGTACCTATACCAAAACAACTAATTTTAGTTTTGAAAATGTAAACGATATAGAAAAAATTGTATCAACTCAAATACTTGGCAACCTCATGTCCAGCAAAGAAATGATACACTACTACTATGCCAACACACCGTTGTTTAATCTGTCAACACCAGTCACAGCTGGTAATTTGGTTGCTGGTCGTCAGTACATAATTGATAATCCTGGATTCACTGATTTTACAGCATCAGGTGCATCTAGTAACACAGTTGGTGTCAACTTTGTAGCAACCAACACAGGTACCAACATAGGTGTAGGCACAGGTACTGCTCGTGCAGTTTTTGCAAGTTGGCATTTAAGCACCGCAGGTACTAATAGTGCGACCGGTTATTTTGTTGCCAACGACACTCCTTTGGCAATCTCAACCACTGTGGGATCCAATGCCAAGTATTTACGAACAGGTGCAACCATTAAATTTGTGCCACCCAATGGATACTATTTCAATGTGTCCAATGTGTTAGTGCCTGGCAAACCCACATTGGCAGGCGACAAAACAGAAATGTATGCCAGTATTGTAGAAGTTGTAGGCAACGGAAACAACAACGGTGTAGGCAATTTCATCAACGGTGCTGGTCCAGTTACCCTGAACACCAAAATACCCACTGGTGCATTAATTGATAAAATAATTCCAGTGTACAAAAATTCTTTTGGTACAGGTTTTAGAGACATAATTGTCAATAACATATTCAAGTACATCAATTTTGGCTTGGCATACAGTTCAACACAACAGACGTGGAGGTTGATAACTGCGGCTGCTTTGGCCACTGATACATCGTGGTACTTAAAATTTGTCTACAACAACACCACAGACCAATATACCATAACGTATAGGGGACTAGACTATATTTTCCACAGTCCAATGGAAACAACATTTTACTTTGACAAATCATTGAAAATATATGATAGCAAAACAGCATCAGTTATCTATGACCATATCAAGATATTAAAGACCAATTCGTTGCCAGACACTGCTGGTGCACTAGGTAGAGATGTTACCTGGAGCGTTTATAATCAAGTGGTTGATGCTGACGGCAATGTTGACAGCAGTAGAATATATCTCACTTTTGCAGACAGCGACAGTGACGGAGTTCCAGATGATCCTAGACTATTTGAATTCTTAGTTAATCCTGCAGTTAGTGGGAGTACAAAAAAGATATTCTTTAAATCTGTTACAGGAACAGATTATACCAAATATGTTGATTTGCAACTTTTGGGCACAGACGAAATTATTGCCAGCTATGCATCACGTGCAAACATATTGGCCGACGTTAATAATTACCTCCTTGGACAATTATTTTATGCCACACAAGAAGCGGCATTTTACAAAGTGATTGCAGGCCCATTAGTCCTTGGCGAACCTACACAAACAGTTAGCACAGCGTTAACAGGTTATATTGCATATACTGGACGCCAGGACTTGTACTACCAATATAGACACAACTCTCCAAATACTCGTCGAGTTGATCCCAGTATCAGCAACATTGTTGATTTATACGTATTGACATCGTCGTATGATGCCAGTTATCGCAAATGGATTTATGATACATCTAACACTGTAACGGAGCCAGTGGCACCAACCAATACAGAATTGTCTGTGAATTTTTCTGAGTTAAATAATGTCAAGGCCATTAGCGATACTATCGTGTTCCAAAGTGCAGTGTACAAACCAATATTTGGCGACAAGGCACCCAGCAATTTACTAGCAGTTATTAAAGTGGTAAAAAATCCTAACCTGAACATCAGCGATGCTGATATTAAAACATCGGTGGTCAATGCCATCAACAACTACTTTGATATAACCAACTGGGACTTTGGTGAAACATTTTACTTCAGTGAATTGGCAGCGTACCTGCACAAAACACTAAGTCCAAATATTGCCAGTGTAATTATTGTACCAAAGGACACGTCAATCAAGTTTGGCAGCCTGCAACAAATTAACTCTGAACCCAATGAGATTATTATCAGTGCTGCCACAGTTGATAACGTTGAAATTATCACAGCAGTTACCGCTAGTCAATTGAATCAAGGTATAGTTGCAGTAAATTAAAGAAATAATCCTATTAGGTAAACAATGGCCATTAGAAAGACGTTAAATTTTCTTCCTGAAATATTCAGAACAGACACCAATAAAAAATTCTTAGGTGCCACACTGGATCAATTGATCAGTGAACCAAATCTTGCCAAGATTGATGGCTTTGTTGGAAGAAAGTTTTCACCTACATTTGCACCCAGTAATAATTACGTTGTTGAGCCAACCAACGATAGGCAAAATTATCAATTTGAACCTGCAGTTGTTGTTAAAAATGCCAGCAACGGACTTGACCTTTACAGTGACTACAAAGACTTGGTTGACAAAGTGTCCTACTACGGCGGCATAACCACCAACCAAGATAGACTATTTCGTTCAGAGTATTACAGTTA